GCCAACTCACCGCTGACTAAATTGGTGTTAACCGGAACAGCCGCCGCCGTCGTACTGTAGTACAGCGATATTGGGGTGAAGTTTGTTTGTGCCATTTCTGTTCCTAAAACCAAATCACCGCGTTATTTATAAACGTATCCGTCATAAGGCAATCCCGGAGTTTCAGTCGTCAAAGACTCATCAGGTCGCGGAAATCTGATGGTGATCCGCTCTGTCTTCCTTGCGGGTAACCGATACGGATCAAATTGGTCAGCGCAACCAGTATCGCAAACCTGCAATCCCGGAAAATTTGCATCCGATCGCAAAACTGAATGCGGATACTTCATCTTGCACCGGTCACACACTGCAATTGCAATGTCCGCATATCCGCGTGTGTCAAGAAAGCGTGGCATTACCGTGTGTAAACGCTAATATTTGGGGCCAGATAGATCGGAGACTTGTCGCGCTCTTCCGCCTCAGCTTGACCCAAATACTTCTCGGCCTGAGCCTCAAGATACTGAATCCGGTCCATGCCAACACCCGGCAGCTCTAGGCTCATGCGGTGAGCCAGCATCATGAGCGTTGCTTCATACCAACGCTGCGGCACTTCCAACTCATTCGTAAGCGCCCCAACGTCATCAATCTGACGTGAGTACCAAACCACCATTTGCACAAACGGGTCGCTTGGCACAGGCCACAAGTAGATCTTTGATTGCGGAATTGTCCGGTTAAACCAGAACTGAAACGGTTGATTGGCCGTAAAGTTCTTGTTCGGCAAGTTGGTGTAATCGTCCCGGTTCAACCGGGCCATCGTAATTTCAGTTGAGTTATTCCCAAAGAACAACTCCCGCAGACTCAAAGTTCCTGAAATTGCGCGGATTCGATAGTAAGCAACCGTGTAGCCCGGATCAATGTCGTACCAGATCCATTGGTTGTCAACCCAAACGGTCGGACCGGGAGCCGAGATTGTGGTCCATGTAATTCCGTCATAGGAACACTCAAATACCACATCGAACGTGCCAGAAACGCCCGGCAGGACGCCGATAGACCCAATATAGACCGCTGAATCATACTCAACTGCTATGTTTCCGCCAGCGGAAGTCTGCGTGCATATCGTGTCAATATAACCGTCGAAAGCATAATCAACCAGACCACCCGCGCTGCTTGTGTAAATCCCCGTTGGCCTTGCCATCTTGCGATACAAGGCTTGCAATACGTCGTTTCCGCCAACAGGAAGGTCGTAAATGTACTGGTTTGCCTTCAGGCCGTACACTTTCTTTTCGATTGCCCAATATTGAATACCTAAGTTAATTAGATTGGACAGCAAAAAAAACAAAGACTCACGAGCAGACGTTACCTGCTCCGACGTGAGTTCCTCGGCAAGTTTACCGGCCCGACGCGCTCCGTGGTCGATCAACTGCTGAACATTGATGACCGTGGTGCCAACTGTGCCTGAATACGCCATCTACCACCCCGGACAATTCCAACGTTTCATCGAGGCCCGAGACCGACTGCCTTTCTCGCTCTTCTCAGCCACCGGACCCATACGGGCGCAAAACGAATCACGCCTTGCTCCGCCTTGAGGTTGCGGTGCCTTGAGATCAGATCCAGTCTCGCTATTGTACTTTGCTCTGCCCTTTGCCGTAAGCCCCGCTCCCTGATCCGCCGGTAATTTTTCACCTCGGCCAATCGCCAAACTTGGGCCTCCATTCTTCATCTTTGCGGTCTTTGCAGACTCACGGAATGCCTCGGCAGTAGGAGCCCCCGGAGATCCCGGTTTGCGCATCCTCTCGTCGCTGCCCTCAGCTATCCTTTTCCTTTTGGCCGCAATGTTTGCGTACAAGCCGCCGCCCTTCATCTTCGCCTCATCGGCTTTGGCAAATTCTTTTCCAACAGACGTAGGAATACCAACTTTTTTAGCAAACTTTGGACTGTGCGCTACCGCTTCCATCAATCGGTGTTGGGCTGGTGATTTACTAGGCATTTATCTTTGGCCACTTAATATTGAAAGGGTCAACCTGAGTTGTAATATCTCGCAGCGCCTGACGGTACGTTGCCCATGCTGCTTTGTCAACCGGAGAGTCCGATAGCTGCGTCCAGAACGAAGTGTTGGGGAACCACTCAGTGTGGTCTTTGATTATGAGTTTTGAGTTAGCAAACTGCATAACTACCTCGTTGGGAATGCTGCGGTTGGCGTTGTGGTTACAGTGCGAGCAAAACCTTTGGTAATTCGAACGTCTTGGAGATAGCCGTTAAGTGGGTTTGTTCCAGTACGGCTAGCGATAGGGTTGCCATTTTAATTAACTCACTTTGTTAAACAGAGTGGATTGGTTATGGTTATTACTGACTGGCTTTGCAAGCTGCAACAAGCGCGTCATAGTCCGCGCCGATTTGCGCCTTAAGTACATCGCGAACGCGAACAATTTTTCTTTGCTCTGCCTTTTCTGTACGCAATAAATTGCGAAGCTTGTCACGATACTGATACTCAGAAATTAAAACTACATCATCATCGGTTAGGCTTTCTGGCAATTTATCAATAGCGGCTTCTTTGTATTGAAGCAAATCTTCGGGCCAGCTTTCCTGAGGTAATGCAGCAAGCATCGCGGTGTAGTTGTCAATGTTAATTTGGTAATAGTAATTCTCCATCTCGCGGCCCAAAGCAGCAACAACCAAATTGTTTAAGTGTTCTTGGTTAGTAATCATAAAACTTCCTTTTAAGTTAATTAAAAAACGTTATACCAGCCCCGTCTCCGGTTGGTAAAGTTGCCGGATCTGCATATTTAGTACCAAACCCTGCCGACCAAGGATAAGCAGAAACATATGGGGAGTTAACGTGTGCAACCGCAATTGCATTTCCATCAACATTAAATGCTACTCCAGTTCCATTCCCAGTTGGTAGTGTGGCTGGATCTGCATATTTAGTACCAAAACCGGAAGACCAAGGGTAAGTAGAAATATATGGAGAGGTATTGTGTGCAACAGCTATAGCTGTCCCTGCGGGATTAAAAGCTACTCCATTCCCAGTACTAGTTGGTAGGGTTGCTGGGTTTGCATATTTAGTTCCAAAACCAGCAGACCACGGATAAGCGCTTATTCTTGGGCTAGTACTATGCGCAACAGCTATATCTGCCCCTGAAGGGCTAAAAGCTACCCCATTCCCAGTGCTGGTTGGTAGTGTGGCTGGATCTGCATATTTAGTACCAAAACCGGAAGACCAAGGGTAAGTAGAAATATATGGAGTGGTAACGTGTGCAACAGCTATAGCTGTCCCTGCGGGATTAAAAGCTACTCCAAGACCAGTGCTGGCTGGTAGTGTGGCTGGATCTGCGTATTTAGTTCCAAAACCAGCAGACCACGGATAAGTAGAAATAAATGTTCCGCTAGTGTGTGCAACAGCTATAGCTGTCCCTGCGGAATTAAAAGCTATGCCGTTTGCTGAGCCTCCCGGCACAGTTGCAGGGTTTGCGTATTTAGAGCCAAATCCACTATTTGACCACGGGTAAACCTGCACTCTTGGGGAAGTAACACCATTACCAACCGCGATTACATTTGCTGAAACACTAAACGCTACACTAAGGCCTGTGCTGGCTACCGCAGTCCCCGGATCTGCATATTTAGTACCAAAACCGGCAGACCAAGGGTAAGCAGAAACAAATGGGGCGTTAGTGTGTGCAACTGCAACCGAAGAAAAAGAAACCCCTGCTGCGCTTCCTAAAAAGAAAAACTTACTGGTAGAAAACATTACGGCGTGTATCCTTGAGCAATCGAACCGTACCAGTTTGTGCCATCAGCAATGAAAGACAATATGTCCATTTTCCCGGCTGTTGCTGTAATTGTAGGAGCACCCGCAGTCCCCCATTTAACGCCCGTAAATGTAGCCGTACCATTGCCTGTGGCCGCAGCTTGTTTAAGTAATAGAGTAAATGATTTGCCAGCAGTTGCGGTGGGCATCGTGAATGTGCAAGCGGTTGAGGCTGTCAATGTGGCCGTTTGAACCGTACCGCTAGTTAATGCTATGGTATTTGTGGTTGTTACTGTTCCGATAGGCACAACACTTTCGGTGTAGTTGGTAATAGTTGGATTGGTTAATGTCTTATTAGTAAGTGTTTCAGTTCCAGCTAAGGTAGACAGCGTCCCCGTCGTTGGCAATGTGAGCGCCGTCGTACCGGAAACAGTTAGGGTCGTCCCAAAAGCACCAGAAATTGTAAGGGTACTAGCCGCATTGTTGGCTACGCCTGTTCCACCCTGCGCCGGCCCCAACCCAGTTGTAAAATTTATATCTGCATTGGGAAGCGTTATGGTCCTGCTTGCTGACAACGTAGTCGGTGTTAACGTAACCCCGTAACTAGATGTGCCGCCAGCACGGCCTTGCAAAATAACCGAGTCTTGGGTGGCCGCGGCCCTTGCCGTTGCAGTAGTAAATACGCCCGTCGTCGGGGTCGTAGCACCAACCGTCCCGTTAATGTTGATAGAGGCCGTTCCAGTGAGGTTTGTGACCGTTCCGCTTGACGG